CAGTGACAATGGATGGAGGTTGAAATATAACGACTAATGGCTAACTTACAAGATATAGTAAACAGAAGTGAAGTAGGTGCAATTAAGCCTTGGACTAAAACTACAGCTCCAGATGGATACTTGTTATGTAATGGAGGTGCTGTATCAAGATCAACATATGCAGATTTATTTGCTGTAATTTCTACAACATATGGATCTGGGGATGGTTCTACAACGTTTAACGTTCCTAACCTTCAAGGTAAAATGCCACAAGGTTATGATGGTAATACATACAACTTAGCAGGTACTGGAGGTGCAAATACTGTTACCGTTTCAGTGACGAATAACCAAGCAGCCACAAACGCTACGAATCAAGCAGTTACCATTACTGGAAGTATTTCAAATACGTCTTTAACAGAAGCACAATTAGCTTCCCACGCTCACTCGGGAGGCTCGTCGTTCAATGTTGATCCCCTTGTTAGTAATGGTCAAAGAAATGCAAACCCAAGAATAACTTCTAATGACACAGGTAGTGCAGGATCAGGAACTGGACACAATCATTCACATACATTATCAGGGACATTAACAGGTAATATTACAACTTCATTAACAGGAAGTGTAACGGCATCAGGAACAAATTCATTTTCACCATTTGTGGTGGTAAACTATATTATAAAACATTAGGAGAAATAAATGGCGACGCAAATTGTAATAATACCTAACGAAAGTATAAAAGTTGATGATTCTTTTCACATTGATTGGGCTGATAAGGGTTCTTCAATGCCCGCTATTCCTAACACTGTTCACTGTGTTTTATGGAACGATCATCCAGGGCAAAATGAAATTCAAAGTAAAGATCCGTCTACAGGCATGATGACAGGTAATACAAATTTAAATTCTACAAGTGACGCTGTTGGATCTACAACTGTTGCTGCTTTACTTACATGGGCAGAGACTAGAAAAAGTGAAATAGAAGCTGCGATAACGGCTCACGAAGCTGCAAGTCAAGCAGGAACAGCTACTCCAGGACAAACCTGGAGAGATTACTTATAAAAAATACCTCTTATTTGTAAAACTTTTCTTTTTTTAGGTCCGCCTACTAAACAAACTTTGTGTTTGATTCCATTTTTAATAACTAATAGTGAATTTGGAATTGGTAAAGTTACTAAAGGTAGCCCTCTTTTTGTGTCAATTAAAGTTTCCCCGCCCCAATTATTATTCCATTCATCGTGAATATAAAAAGAATAATTTAAAGTATAATCACCATCATCGTGCCAATTTATACCTGAGTGTTTTTGATATTCATAATAAGAAACTTCTATATTTGAATTTTTTTTGTAAGGAATAAAAGAACAGTTAATTATAGATTCTAAAAACTCTTTAAAAATTAAATCTTGAAAAGTAATTTGTTCTTTTTCTATTGTTGCTAAACCTCTAATAAATTTTATATTTTTCATGGTTTCATTTTTATTATTATCTGAATACAACTCTTCTTGCCATTCGGAATGAGAATTAGAAAAAGAGTTTTTATAATTATAATTTGATATTTTTTTAAATAAATCAGGAGATAAAAAGTCGTTTATAATTATAGCACAATCATCAATATTAGCTGCTACATACATTTATTTGTAAGATTTTTTATTCCAAAAAAGTTTTTTATATCTATCTACAAATATACTTTTTAAATGTGCAAGGGTTTTTCCATGTTCTTTTTCAGGATAAAAACCACTCCATTTTTTCCATGGTTCTCTTTTAAAAGGGATAACCTGTATCATTGGTTCTCCTTTTTTTATTATAAACTGTTTGTCCCTTTTATGTAAAATAAAGGGAAAATTTATTTCATTAATATATACGTCGGTATCAACTACCCCCGAGTATATTGACCATCTCTTTTCAACTCTATTTAAAGGTTGAACAAATAAACAACTATATCCAGGAGGTGTTTTAATTAACCACTTGTTAATAAATTTACCAGCGTTATCACCAGCATCTTTTCTCCACTTTTCGGGTAATTGTGTTTTGTCATGAAATCCAAAATCAGTCGGTTCCCTATTTGCAGGGGTAACGGTAAAATCATTTTCTACAGGATCTACTACGTAGTCTTGATCAAAAGGAATAATGTATCCAGATGTTAAAGAGTCTAAAAAAGGTATGCATACCTTAACAGTGGGTTCATGAACATTGTTTTGCCAAAATCTTTCAAGTTTTTTATATTCTTCAGGAATAAATTTTGAGGCAGGTTGTGGATGAGGCCACACATCAACCATTTCAGAATGCGTTGCACAAAAAGTAATTTTTTTACTGAACATTATTAATAAAATTAAAAGACATAGATCTTCTAATGTCTCCTTTTATTTTAGTTTTAAAAGGCATAACACAATGTTGATGCCCAGCTTCAAATACATAAAAATGTCCTACTTCAGGTTCCATCCAAGTGCAGGTAGCATCATTTCCAATAAAACCAAGTTGACCATCTTTAAATTTATGTGGATCTTTTGCATCATTAATAAATTCTGGAACTTTTAAAAATAACACAGTTGAGAATCCTGTTCGATCATGATGAGTGTGCGGTGGATTGTACTCTCCCTCTTTCATATCATTCACCCAACAACTTAAAATATGTAGTTTTTTTTCTTCACTGAAACGCCCAAGTTTTTCTAAAGTATCGACGTAGTCATTAATACATTCACCAATAGTTTTTGCTAACTTTGTTTGTCCTAAAAGATGAGTAAAATCTAATTCAGAATCTAATCTTCCTGCTAATCTTGGCCCAAAAGAGTTAAGATTTTTTTTATTAATTTCGTATATAGAATTAAAATCGTTAATTTGATCTAAAGGGATGTCATAACGTTTTACTATTTTTCCAAATAATGTTGTTTGTGCTTTCATTCTTTTTTCTGCTCCTTTCATAACATGAATTACCTGTCAAGAAAACAATTTAAAAAAGATTTCTTGAAATATTATATACACATGTTTAAATTAGATCTCACCCAAAAATTACAAATCAAGGAGATATTATGGAAAATCAAGAAATATTGAAGGCTATAGCTACCCTTGCTGATAAGGTGAGCAGATACCACGAACGTTTATTAGCAGTGGAAAGAGAAAAAGAAAAAATAGAGAAAACACTATCAGAACATTTAAAAGGCTGTAGTTGTCACCCTGTAATTGAAGGTAAACCATATACTCCAAATGAACAGGTAATGGTCACTGGTTTAGATGCTGATATAGAGTGCGAAGCCTGTAGTGCTTAGGTAAAAAAATTACAGATTGAATACCTAAAAGATCCATTGCCTAACCATTGTAAAGGTGCGTGAGTTACATTAGAACTGAAAAAAATAGCTCTGTTACTTTTAAAACCAACATGTATACTTAATTTTTGATGTTCTGGAGAAACTTCATGGTAAAATCCTGTTCCATTATTTGCTAATTCTTCTCCATGCATGTAAATTAAACATTGGTGTGTCGGACCACCCACTGTATCAGTATGAGGTCTTGGTTTATCAGCGGCCCCAACCATCGTATATGTAGTCTCAATAAATTTTGATATATCAAAATAAAATTTTTCTTTTATCAATTTTTTTATTTCTACTTGAACATCACAATTGTTAGGTAAAGTGTGTGAATGCCAGTATGTTCCTTGATGAGCTTCGATACGTTCTTTAGGGGGAGGACTATATTCAGCGTTAATCATAAGTTGTACAATTTCATTGTACAATTCAATTGGAAAAAAATTTTCTTGTATAAATACTTTTGACACTATTTAGGCGTTACGCCTAACATATCTGCTAAAGAAGGAGCAAATACTTTTACATCTCTTCTTATTTTTTCAGCTGTTGTAGATGTACTAGGATTATCAACATCAGCTTGAGCTGCAGCTTCTGACTCATATTCTGCACCTGTATCAACATTTGTAATAGTGGTTTCTGTCTTTACTTTGTAATGAGGAATTCTTCTTCCATCTTCAGTTGTAATGTGACCTAATAATTCAGCAGGTTCAACTATCGGCATCTTCGTTTCTCCAATTTATATTAAAACTGATGATAACCCTATCTTCATCAGAATTATTTATTTGTACTTCATGTTGTAACCAAGATGGGAAAAAAATCAAGGAATTCTCTTTAGGCTCCCATTGTACGCTATGAGCAAGGTGTATAGTAGCGTTATCTTTTTTTGGGGGTGATAACACCTCTGACTGTGGTTTAGGCTCTAGAAACACGATATTTCCACACTTTTTAGGGGCTTTAAGATAGAATACCCCTGATAAATAGTTATATGGATGTGTATGTACATTATTCCGTGAACCTGGAGGATTTATCATACCCCACATTCCTGTCATCTCAGGAACATAATTATCTTTGACATCCATGTGATCAAAGCAATCTTTTGCATATTTAAGAATATCACCAACTAAAGGTTTGAACTTTTTTATATTATGTATTTCATCATCACTATGCCAACCACCGATGTTAGATCGTGGCATACCTTTTTTGTCGTTCTCTCTTATTTGATAGATGCTGTCGACTAAATGTTCATGGTCTTTTAATTGTAATGAAAAGACAGGCGTAATAAATAACGAGTGAAGATTAATCAGAGTTGTCCTTTTGTGATCTCCATAAAACTAGCTATAACATGCACTTGATTGGCTGCGTTAGCTTGAACTTTCATAACATCACTTTCTTGTAAAACTAATGGTTGTGTTAGTAATTCTGTTGTTGTGTTTGTAGCAATACTTTTTGCTTTAAATAATTCAAAGGTAGCGGAAGATCTTACTACCTCAACATCTAATAATGTTGTGCTGCCTGAGTCATTACAAACTAAAATAGATTTTACCACCGCTGTTGTGGGTGGCACGGGAGGTGTTGCGCCAGCATCGGCTGTTGGCACCGTAATCAAAGTTGTTAGATCTGTCGAAGTAACATCTAACATTGCGCTTTTAAATGTATTAGCCAAGGAAAAAAGCCTCCTGCTCTGATTCTGCTTTTATGTCAGCTTGATAGTTTGTGTTCAATAAAAGAATTATTTGATCAAGCAAACTTATCATTTGATCAAATTGACTAGCATCATACTCTGGTGTTGCGTTTGGTAATCTAGTTATTGTTATTTTTGACATTATCTTCTTCCATCTGGTCTAAGTTGTATCTTCGTTGAACCTAGTCTCCAAGGTGTATCATCTACAGTATTTGTTTCGTATTTAATTTTCACTGCTCTACCTCTCCCTCTTACATCAATTTTCTCTGTTGTGCTACTAATAGTTCCTGATGTAGATACACTATCTGAGGATTGAGGATATTGTTCTAAGGTCAACGTGGCTGTCATGTTGTTAGCCAAATTATCAAAATCTGGCACTAATTTACTGACTGACATCAACTCATCGCCGTCTGCGATCTCTACTGAACCTGTTTGTAAGAAGGCAGAAATAGCCGTGCCGTCTGCTTGGTTATTACCTGTCTCTTGTTCATAAATAAAAGATGCACCAGCTGTGAGTCCTAATATCGTTGATACGTTTGCTGTTGTGCTGGCATTGTATTCTGTAGCAATTGGTAATTCATAGACGTAAGCACCAAGCCACGTGGTTCTACCAAGACTAACCGTGTACCATGTATTTTCCAAATAATTATAAGCAACACCTCTGTCTATTTGAGTTGCGTTTGCAGAGGGATAGTACCAAATAATTTCATTAAATGCTGTATTGAGTCCTACCGCAATATCATTTTTATTTGTGTAACTTAAATCGTCAAAAACAAAATCTTGAACTGAACACGGCATTTTTTTGACAACACCATCGTACATGTAAAACGCATCATCTGACATCCAATATGCTCTACCATTAACTTCTATCGCTGCGTGCTGTGATATTAATCCACAGTTTGCACCAAGTTGTCTAAGACCGAAAGTAAAAGGTGTACCGACAAATTGAATACCATGTAGTGATGTGTCCGTCCAAACCAATATTTGACCTGATGATTTTACAGCACCTACTATTCTAGAGCCGTCAGATATACGAAGTGAACCAGCTTCATTTGTTGCTACTGGTGTATAATCTGTTGCATCTTCTCTATCAGAGAAACGAAATAATAAATCATCTTGTGTTGCCGTATTACCAATAGTTGTTTCGGTACCAAATATAAGTAAATGTCTAGTGT